TCCTGCTGGTAATCTTGCAGAATTACCATTACCATCTTCTCCTACTACAAATGGATAGTAAGTGGTATTACTTGTGGTTGTAGGTCTATTTAATAATAGATTATCAGCATTAGTTCTGGCAGTTGCTTCATTTTGTATAGCTTGCAAAATAGCAGCTTCAGCGGTTTCGTCATCAGAAATCCAATCCGAAATCTCTTTTAAAGTATCAAAAGCTTCTGGTGCACCATTTAATAATTCAGTTTTTACCTCTTCCTTTGGGTGGCAATTAAATTGGTAATATTTAGTTTTTCTTGATATGCAGACACGTCAATATTAGAGCCATCAACATTAGCTTTATCATTCAATTGAGCAACTGTTGCTGTCTGTTGAAATAGTTGATTTAGCCCAGTTATTTGACTCATAGGAATGCTCTCTGACTTATGCCAGAAGGAATCCCAAGTTGCACGAAATTGAGCTTCCGTAGGGAAATCATCAGTTTGAAACCAACCATAAATTGTATTTTTATCTGTAATCGCCATAATTTTATATTTTTAATCTAATCCTACCCATTCTATATAATTTGCCACAATAGACGGTTGAACGTTATTGTGTTCTAAGTCTCCACCAACTTCACTAGATTTCCCAACAGTTGGCTTACCTGTATTACCTCCTAAAACATAGTTTCCGTCATCACCATAATTGCTGATTGTATTCATTGAGTTAAGTGCAGATAATGGTGGTGGATTCTTTGGCTGAGGGTTTGTGGGACTTTGTACTGCAATATAAAATGAATGCTTTGGCAGCTCCGAAGTTGTTAATTTATGTTTTTTCTCTCCAAATAATTTACCTACTACATTAAAATCAGTATCATTGGGGTCTAATCCTACAATAGTTTTGCCTGCAATATCCAAAACTGGAGCAAAACCTTCAGGAATATCATCTACAGCTTTAAACCACGGAAAAACTACACCACCTTTCGTGAATATTGCTAGTTTGGCATTGGTAATAGTTTGTGAAGCTTCCAATGTGTCTAGTCTTAACATCAAAGAAAGCATCGTGTCAATTCTCTTGAAGTCACTCCACGCCCAAACGTTTTCTATGGCATTACCGAATTTCAAGGTTCTGATTTTAATCAATGTTTTTGTGGTTTGGTCTTCAAAAACCTTATCAATATTTTCAACATTTAAAAAAATATTATCAGACTTAGAACCGCCTTCAAAATAAAAGAGTTCATTATTTACATAGATAAAACCATCAGAAACACTGGAGCCGTTTTCTACACAGCCAGAAATAATGGTTTTATCGCCAGCCAAAGCGCCATAAGCGTTGAAAATTTTATAAGCGTTTTCAAACTCTTGTGCTACATCATTGGTAAATGGCACACCGCCAGTTTGTATGAAGTTTATTGTATTCATTTTATAACAATTTGGTATCTTTTACTTTCTAGTTTTAAAAAATCAATTTCAGCTTTTAGCTCAATTTCATTAATGCCTGTGTTAGGAATTTCAACTACAAAATCAAATTCTTGGTAGAGCTCACTTTCGGTTCTTAGGTAGATAGGTTTGTCTTCACTCAAATATTTTGTTTTACTATGAATTACATCATCTTCCGCTTCGGTATATAAATAAAGCCCTGCGTAAGTTTGGGAGCTGTAAATTTTAATACGCCTTTCGGTTTTATCAAAGACATCATTTAAACGCTTTCTAATAGAACAAATCTGATAGTTGTGGGTTAACTTATCTATGTTTATTTTGCGTACTTTCAGAAAATCTATGTACATTTTCTCTATTGGTGAAATCAGTACATATAAGAAATTGAAGGTGATATACTTTCTTCTAAAGGTTGGTAAGTACATCAGGATTAATTTCTTAAAATCTAGCTCAAAACACTTTTCATTATAAACTCCCATTTTACAAGTTTTTATAAATTATTAGCGGTTTAAAATCTATCACTTTAAAATATCCACTTTCGGGGATTTTATAAACTGAAATCGGCTGAAATAGTCCGTAGCCGTCTGCATCGCCACCCTGTGGAACAATCCACTTAGATTCTACCTTATTAGTTTTTAATTTCAAAACACCTTCAGTTGCTAATATTGCAGCTTCAAACTTCTGAACATCAAACTCTCCATTGAAAGGAAGATTTTTCAAATATGTTTTAATTGAGTCTTCTACAGGATAGTTTAAATTAATCTTATGCCGACCGTCACTCATCAGAACCAAAGGATTTATATAAACATCTACTGAAAATGAAAGTATATCGCCTTTATAATTGATGTAGGTAATCACATCACCAGCTGCTGCAGCTCCATCTACTTCGAACCATTTTTTAAGTGCTTCTTTCACTTCATCAGAAGTCTGTATAATTTCTCCGTTTTCTTCGCCCGCGATTTTGATAATCAGTGATGCACGATTAGCAATTACCTTTCTATCTACAGCGCAATATTTAATAACTTTTGAGGCATCAATTTGTTCTTCTGTAGCTTCTATATCTACACCATCAACTTGAATTGTTTTTTTGAAAACATCGGTGTCAGTTTCTACATCAAAACCATATTGAAAACTGAGCGCTTTATTTCTGTACCATCTTTGGTTTGGCACTTTTTGCTCTTGTATCAAAAAATCGGTTTCTTTATCGTGTAAATCACGAACATTCACAAACGCCCAATAAGCTGTAGAAACTACTTCTAAAAACTGTCTCCAAAGTGAAGTTTTAGAAGTGCTATTAACCTCTGAAAGAATGGTATTTTTATTCTTCAGATCTAGAATGTAGTTGAATATTTCAATAATCGTTTTGAACATAATTTTATTTTTTTTTTGATGTGTAGAAGGGGCTAGATATACGTCTATATCATCATTGCCCGATCTACAGCATTTAGCTTACTTTAAATGTTTTACCTATCTGCATATACCCGATGCCTCGTTGTACGGTTTGCGCTATTAATAGGTCATTCTCTGTTAATCCCGTTGCTGGCTGAATACCTTTACCAGCAAAATAATTAACTACATCACTATTCATTTCTACATCTGCAGGAATAATCAATTGCGCTCCTGGTTCTAATTCATCAGTAAGGCTCAAACCATTTGCAACGGCAATTTTAAAAGCGTTTTCTATGGTGCCAGTATAACGAATTGAGATGTCAAAAAGGCTTTGATTATTGAGGACTGTTATCATTGAAGTTTGCCGTTTAGCTGTTTATATTTTCGCAATTCAGTAGTAAGATCTTCTACTTTTTCTTCTAGCTCACTAATGATTTTTTTAGCATCATTAAATTCTTTGATTGCATTTTCTAGTCTTTTTCCCAAATCATCAGCAAGATTCTTATAGAATTCTAGTAGTTTTTCTGCATTCTCAATTTGTGAAGCTTCTACTTCTGCAGCTGCTTTTTTTCTACCAAAAAACCAACCACCAAAACCAGTGATTAAAGTTGCTATGAGAGTTCCAAAATGTTCCTTAAATAATTGTTCCATTGTTCTGTTTTAAAATGGTTCTGATTCTATTTTTAATTTTCCAATTTCATAGAGTTCTAAAGTTTTTACTTTCAAATTATCTCGCTTGAAATGGTCTCTTATTTTATGTCTGTACTCTAACAACTCTTCACTCAATAATAAATCACCAATACCTACACCAATCGTAGGAGTCATTTTAAACTCACCTTCTTGAGCTACTAATAACATTGCTTGTTGCTGATTGTAGTTCTCACCAGCTACAAAATCACCATTAGATATTTCTAATTCTCCAGTGTCTGTTAATAGTAAATCTTTCATTATTCAAGTTTTCCGTTAAAGGTTCCTGTTACAGCTCCATTAGGAGCAATTAAACCAGAAGTATAAATTATTGTTGCTTTTTTCAACCATTCTTCCATTGCTTCTATCAATCTATTTGCAAATTCTTCTGTAGAAGTTTCTTCACGCTTTAGCATATCATCAAGGATTGCTTTTACTTGATTTTTTGCGGCTTGTTTATCACTACTTAAATTCATTTTAAGAGCTTTTTAAATTCTATTTCAAAATTTTCAATATTAGTTATCACATTAGGAAGTGGTAAACCACTCGGTCCTGCAGGAGTGAATACTTTGAAATTTTTAAGAACTTCTGTTAAATTTTCAAAAATTGCAGTAAGGCTTGTTTCGCCATTTCTTATTTCAATTTTATTATCTTGAGAATCCAACAATATTTTTAAATCATTTTGTTGAATTTCTATATTTTCAATTTCATCAATTCTAAGAACCATTAAATCATCTAATTTCCCAGTAATGCTTAAAATCAAAACTTTGGAACCTACTTTAGGTCTTATTAAGAAAAAATTAGAATTTCTATTAATTGTA